TTAACAATACAATAAAAATAAACATAACATGTTAATAATTAACATGTTAACGATCGCCAGAATTTGAGCTTTACTTAACATGTTAACGATCGATGGATGACCGTACAATAACCATGACCGTAGGTCATGACCGTTTAGCGACCGTAGGGAGCGACCGTAGTCGCCTTGCGTCTTGCGTCTTGCGTCTTGCGTATTGTGACCGTTTATGTTTTTTCTGGTCAAAAAAAAATGGGAGCTTGGTAGCTCCCATCTTCCGAGGATAAACTCTTTTATGATCTATACCATGTTATACTTTTATCAGACTTAATAAAAGTTTTCATAAGTTGACCAATTTCTTTTAGTTCTTTTCTAAAAGTTTTTTTCTCTTTAATTTCCCAATCCTCTAATTCTTTATTAGGTACAGAGAGAAAACTTTCTCCTTCCAGTTCTCTGACATTAAACAATTCGTCTAATGCTTTTATTATTATTAATTTTTGTTTCTTTGAAAGTTTTTCCATTGTCATTCCTCCTTGAGATTACCAATTTTTGCATCAAAACCTCTTAACCATTTTAATTTATACAGTTGGTCTTGTATTAACTTTTCAATATTTTTTAATTGTCTTGTAGTAAAATAAAAATCAGTTTGTAACTTTATTTCTATTTTAGATTTATATTTTTTCATTAGTCATTCCTCCTATGATAAATAATTGCTAAACCTACGATTAACAATGTTATTCCAATAGCACCGACACAAGCCGTAAATAAAATTCCCAAAGGAAATACTGCGTTAGCCTCTTCACTCATGTAGTAACCATCTCCATTAGACATGGTTATCCATGCCATTAATGTTATTGGTATTCCTAAAAGAAATAATAATACTCCATCAATTTTATCTATTCTATTCATTTGTTTTCTCCTTAATTTGCTAATTTATAAAATTGATTTGAATTTTTTTTAACGATCATTTCAACTTGAAATTTACCGATAAATTTAAGATTGTGTATTTCGTAATTTAATTTTGAAAGCTCATCTTTTAAATAATCTAAATCTACAATCTCTTCAGAAAAAGGTAGTCTTGTTTTGGTTGCAAAGTAATTTAATAAGTTAGTTATTCTTACTTTTTCTATGATATTCATTTTTTACTCCTCGTTTTTAAATTAATATTCAAAATCTACAAAAACTTCTTTTGTAGTCTTCACTTCTCTCCAATTTCCAATGTCTTCATATTTAGAAATTGTATAAGTTTTGCTACCATTATTATAATGGTTAATAACCCAGACAGACGCATTTGGTTTATTGCTAAACTTAAAAAAAGTAATATCATTTTTTTTAAGTTCATTTAGTTTTAAATACTGTTTCATTTTTATCCTCATTAATTAAAGTTAATTATAAGTTACCAGAATAACAAGTAATTGCAAGTATAAAATGACAAGCTGTTTGCTTTTTTAATTAACATGTTAACTATCTGGGGTTACTGATGCTATTCCTATATTTAGTTAATATGTTAACGATCCCCCCCAACCATATTTGAGCGTGTCGGTGTTACTGGTCTGTTCTTTATATGTTAGCTTGATAAATTCATTGAAATATATTATCGTTTGGCACATGGATCTAGAAGCATTGCCCAAAGAGGTGTTACAAGAACTTCTTGGACTTGAGGAACAAAAGAAAAAATTAGAAACTCGTGAATTGGCAAGGAACAAATTCATGGCGTATGCTAAACATGTATACGAGGGTTTCATTGAAGGGCGACATCACAGACTGATAGCTGAAAAGCTTGAGGCTATAGCCGAGGGCAAGTTAAAACGATTAATTGTCAATATGCCACCGAGACATTCTAAATCTGAAATGGCTTCCTATCTCATGCCATCGTGGTTTTTAGGAAGGAACCCTAAATTAAAAATAATACAGGCTACCATGAACACTGAACTTGCTGTAAGATTTGGAAGGAAGGTTCGTGATCTTATCGCTGATCCTATCTACAGTGATATATTTCCAGACACGGATCTGAAACAGGATAGCCAGGCAGCTGGAAGATGGGAAACGAGTGCCGGTGGGGAATATTTTGCAGCAGGGGTGGGAGCGGCAATGACTGGTCGTGGAGCCGATTTACTTATTATTGATGATCCACATTCCGAGCAGGATGCCCTTTCTTCAACTGCCTATGACAATACATATGAGTGGTACACATCTGGACCGAGGCAAAGACTTCAACCGGGGGGAACCATTATCATTGTACAAACGAGATGGTCTAAAAAAGATTTGACGGGGAGGTTAATTTCCGAACAGACAAAGGATGCTATGTCTGACCAATGGGATATTATAGAATTTCCAGCCATACTTCCTAACGATAAAATTTTGTGGCCCGAATTCTGGAACAAGGAAGAATTGTTAAAGGTCAAGGCTTCACTGTCCATTGGCAAGTGGAACGCACAATGGCAACAGAATCCTACTTCTGAAGAAGTAGCAGTGGTCAAGCGTGAATGGTGGAAGTTATGGGAACGGGATGACACACCGAGACTTGATTATATTATACAATCTTATGATACGGCTTATAGTAAAAAAGAAAGTGCCGATTATTCTGCGATCACGACATGGGGAGTGTTTGAGCCGAAGGAAGATGGGGAGCAACACATTATTTTATTAGATGCGACAAAGGGCAGGTGGAATTTTCCAGAGCTAAAGGACATTGCAGTAGAGCAGAATGAATATTGGGAACCCGACATGATGTTAATTGAGGCGAAGGGTTCTGGTCAACCTTTAGCGGATGAGATGCGATTAATCAATTTACCTGTGGTTACTTTTAGTCCCGGAAGACGTAAAGGGGGTAATTTAGACAAAATTACAAGGATGCATATGGTATCGCCTATTTTCCAATCGGGAAAAGTGTGGTATCCTAACCGAAAGTTTGCAGACGAAGTTATAGAAGAGGTGGCTTCGTTTCCAAATGGAGACCATGATGACTATTGCGATAGTATGACTATGGCTATTATGCGTTTCAGACAAGGTGGTTTTGTATCTCTTCAAGGTGAGGATATTAGTGAAGACTGGTTTCCTCGTAAATCAAGAGAGTATTATTAAGGAGTAGAAAATGTCTGGTATTTATACAAAAGAACAACAAACACGAAGCGTTACAAATAAAAACACAGGTAAAACTAAAACTTTTAAAAGCACTGGAGTAGATGCAAAAGGTCTACATTTTTTTACTAGCAAAGACGGAGCAAAAGTACGAGAGTTTCTGAAAAAGAGGAAAATGGGTGGTGCGGTAATGAAAAACCGTGGTGGCACATTTAAAGGAACATATTAATGACCAGACTACAAAAAATAAGATGGAAATTAAATAAAAAACCAATTAGAAAAGGAAAGTTAGTCAAAAACAGATTTTCTGATATACTAATTCCAGGTAAAAAAAGAGTAACGAGGATAACATAATGGCAAGACAAATAGCAGGCATGGTTGAAAAGGACGCTGGTCCAGGGGGAACGAGCATTTTAACTCCAGAAGAAGATTCATTGACAAATGTTGAAGTTCCATTGACCACTGACGATTTACCAGAAGGTATTGAAATGGTAACGGAAGAGACAATGGAAGTTGTTGCCGAGCCATATGATCATAACGCTAATTTAGCTGAAGTTTTAGATGAAGATGTAATGGGGTCACTTGCTTCAGACTTGCAAGGTAAAGTTCGTGAAGACATGGACTCAAGGCAAGATTGGGAAGAAGCCATTTCCAAGGGACTTAATTTATTAGGAATTAATTATGAAGATAGAAGTGAGCCATTTTTAGGTGCAACGGGGGTAACTCATCCATTATTGAGTGAAGCAGTAACACAATTTCAATCACAGGCGTATAAAGAGATGTTGCCAAGTGGAGGTCCTGTCAAGACAAATGTATTGGGTACGCCAACACAGCAGACAGAAGATCAAGCACAAAGAATTAAAGATTTCATGAACTATCAGATTACTGAAGTTATGGAAGAGTATGATCCAGACACGGATCAGATGTTATTTTATTTGCCGTTAACTGGTTCTACTTTCAAAAAAATTTACTTTGATCCAACGAAACAAAGAGCTGTTTCAAAGTTTGTTCCAGCCGAAGATTTGGTCGTTCCTTACTCTGCATCTGATTTAATGACGGCAGAGAGGGTTACGCATGTTGTTAAAATGACTTATAATGACATTCGCAAACTACAAGTGGCAGGAGTATATAGAGATGTTGAGTTATCTACTACAGACTCTGGAGAAGATGAAGGAAGTATCCAAGAAGCAGCTAATGAACTTCAAGGATTACATCCAAATTACTCTGATGATGTCTATACCTTATTGGAAGTCCATGTGGATTTGGACTTGGAAGGTTTTGAAGATAGGGATCTTGAAGGGGAGCCTTCGGGTATTATGTTACCTTATATTGTTACCATTGATCAAAATTCAAGTAAAGTGTTATCAGTGGTTAGAAACTATAGAGAACAAGATCAATTAAGACGTAAAAGACAATATTTTGTACACTTCAAGTTTTTACCAGGTTTTGGATTTTATGGTTTTGGATTGTTACACACAATCGGAGGACTATCTCGTGCCGCAACTTCAATTCTTAGGCAGTTAATTGATGCGGGTACGCTCTCTAATTTACCAGCTGGGTTTAAGGCTCGTGGTGTTCGCATTCGTAACGATGATGATCCTCTTAATCCTGGCGAGTTTAGGGATATTGATGTCCCAGGAGGCGACCTCAAAAATTCAATTATCCCATTGCCATATAAGGAGCCATCAGGGACACTAGCACAATTGTTAGGGGTCGTTGTAGATTCGGGCAGGCGTTTTGCACAAGTGGCAGATGCGAAAGTAGCAGATGTCAACTCACAAGCACCAGTTGGAACGACTGTTGCGTTGATTGAGCAGGGATCCAAGGTTATCTCAAGTATACACAAGAGATTACATTATGGACAAAAGCAAGAATTTCGCATGTTAGCTGAAATTTTTGCTGAAAA